GACATAGAGGCTGCGCGGCAGAGCGAGCATCTTCTTGACTATCTCTGGCACGAGTTGAAGATGCCAGTGAAGCTACATGAGGCAGTAAAGTGGATGGCTGTCACTGGCACTGTGTTTCTGAAGTGCTGGTGGGACGATACGCTTGGCGATGACTATCTCGAAGAGACCGTTGAGCAGACCATGGAGTACCTTGAGGGCATTGAGACCGTTGAGGAGAATGTCACCAAGGAGGAGCGTAAGAAGTCTGGCCTTCCTGTGGTTGATATCTTGAGTCCACTTGAGGTGAGTTGGGATCCAGGCGCTAAGGACATGGATACTTGCCGGTGGATGATTCATTCAAACCTGATGCACATTGATGAGATTCGCGAGCGGTGGCCCAAGAAAGGCAAGCATGTTCATGCGGATAGCTCCTATGAGATGGACTCATACAGTCAGCAGGTTGTTCGTGAGTTCGCTAAAAACTCAGATACATCAGATGCCAACACAGACAGAACAATGGTTCTTGAGTACTTCGAGAAACCAAGCCCCCGTCACCCCGATGGCTATTACGCCCTTATTGCCGGCGACATTGTTCTAGAGGAACAGGAGTCACTGCCTTACGGTGAGCTTCCGTTCATTTGCATCAGACACAACACTGTCCCTGGCCGATTTGCTGGAGAGGGCCTGGTTTACCCGACCATCCCAGCACAGAAGGAACTGAACAAGTCAATCAGCCAGCGGATTGAGAATAAGAACCTACATGCTCAGCCTAAGTGGCGAGCCGAGAAGGGTTCCGTTGACCGTCAGGCGTTTACTGATGAGCCTGGTGAGATTATCTTCTACAACCGCACGGCTGCCAGGCCACCTGAGCCGCTACCTCCTCCTCCCTTATCACCGGAACACCGGATGATTGAGAAGGAGCAAATCGAACACATCCAGAACATCAGCGGTGTTTCGGATATCACTCGAGGTTCTAGCCCTGCCCAGACTTCGGGTCGTGCAATCGGATTGCTGTCTGACCTTGATTCAACAAAGCTTGGGCCTACGGTACGAGAGCTTGAGATGGCTGTTGAGCGCTTGAGTGAGCGTATGTTGTGGATGTGGCGTGAGTACATGCCCATTGAGAAGACCCTTCAAGTGGTTGGCCGCAATCAAGGCATCGAGGTGTTTGCGTTCCACGCGGAACAGATTAAGAACACTCGCGTGCGCGTGATGGCTAACTCAATGCTGCCGAAGCACCCGTCTTACCGGCGTGAGCAGATTATGCAGATGTATCAAGTGGGTATCCTGGGTGATCCGGCAGATCCACAGACGCAGATCAAAGCTCGTCGCATGATGGAGTTTGGGGATATGGACCCAATCTATGGTGATGAGGATAAGGACCGGCGCTACGCTAGAGAAGAGAATCACATGATGGCTAATGGCAAAGACCAGGACGTTCAACCCTGGGAAGACCATATCACTCACATTGATGAGTGCCTTAGCTATATGAAGTCGATTGATTTTAGATTGCTTCCTGTTGAAAGACAGGAGGCGTTTGAGAAGCACCTGGCTTGGCATTATCATGCCGAAAGCCAGAGTCAGCAGGGTCAGCCCTGGTGGCAGATGCATGTGCAATCTGGTGCTGAAGGAATGCCGCCGGGTGCCCCGGCGCAGGGTGGTGCCCCCATGGCACCGGAAGGTGGTGCCCCGGCACCCGGTCCATCTCCAGGTGGATCGTCCGCTGGATTGGTAGGCGGTGGAACTCCAGAGCTAAATGGTGCCGTTGGCACAAGAGGCCCTGGACGACCCGACTATGAATCTGGCTTTGAGGCTGCTTCACGGTAGCGACCGTTGGCTCGACAGCCAGTACGTGAGGTTTTATTATGAGTGATGATTTAGGCGATACGAGTTTAGACTCCATGGATGCTTCGCAGGCTTCCGATTCTGAAGCAACTGACCCTTCGCAAGATACCGGCGATACAGGTTCTGGGTCCGATGTAGATGAAGGTCCTGTTCCCTATGAGCGTTTCAAAGAGAGCAGGGAACAACTCAATGCGAGTAAAACCCGCATAGACGAGTTGGAACAGAATTTTGGTAAGTTGCAATCGCAGTACCAAGAAACTGCCCAGTGGAATCAGTGGGCTTGGCAGGAGATGCAGAGTTCTAAGTCTAAGCCTGCTGCGCAGGAAGAGGCGGACCCTTATGCAGATCCACTCGAGCGGCGGGTACATGAACTGGAGGGCCGGTTGACAAACCAGCAGCAGTTCCATGACCACCGCTATCAAGAGATGCAAGTCAAGCAAGCTGAGCGAGAGATTATGACCGAGATTAGTTCAGCAAAGGCGAAGTACCCTGAGATGCGCGACAATGATGTTGTCAACTCACTGGTACATAACCCGAACGCATCGGTCATGGCTCTGGCTAAGAGATCCCACGAGGCAGAGGTACAAGCTTTTAACCAGCGCCTGAAGCGCCAAGGTTTCAAGGCACCGCCCAAGTCCCTGCAAAGGGGCCGGGGTAAGATGCCTGTAAAGAAAGACTTTGGTGACGACTTAGGCGCGGCTGAGGAAGCAGCGTTGCAATACTTTGGTGAAGAATAACTTTCAATGCAATGGAGCTAAATAATGGCCACACAAAAAGCTAGCGCTGGCGGCGGAACCGACTTCGATGTAGTACTCAAGGAGTTCTACGAGGGTCCCGTTCGCGAGCATCTCAATAATAAAATCACTATCCTTCAATACGTCGAGAAGTCCAAACGAAAGTGGAACGGTCGTCGTGTTCTTTTCCCCGTCCATCTGCGCCGCAATCACGGTGTTGGTGCTCGTGGCGAAAGCGGCAAGTTGCCGACTGCTGGGCGTCAAGAGTACGTCGAGAGTAAGATTAGCTCGAAGTTCATGTATGGACGCATCGAGTTGACAGGTGTTGTTATCGCAGCATCTGAAGGTGACAAAGGGTCTTTCGCTTCAGCACTTCGTACTGAGGTTGAAGGTCTTCGTCGCGACTTACGTGTCGACATGAATCGTCAGGTTTGGGGTAACTCAATCGCAAGCACGGCAAATGGCGGCCTTGATAGTGCGTCGGGCAACACTGGTATTGTCAGCCTGGTGAATGTAGCGCCAACACATGCTGGTGGCGTCACTACATTTACCGTGGACAACCCAGGCACTCGTTACATCAAGCCTGGATCGCAGTTGGCAGTTGGTACTGAGGCTGAGTTAACTAGCGCCAACTTCCCAACAGGCTGCCAGACCGTGACTGTGGCCACTGTCCCAAGCAAAACTACATTCACTGTTACGGGTGATGTGACTGCCAATGTTGTTGACAATGACCTGATTTCCTTGGGTGATTCAAGTGACAACTCCTTTGATAAGGAGATCGCAGGTCTGTCATTCATGGTGAGTGATGCTGACGATGACTTCCAGACGGTTGACACCGGGCTTAACCCCGAGTGGAAAGCCAATGTGCTGGACAATGGCGGCGATAGCCGCCCGTTGTCCCTGGAACTGATGCAGCTTGCTATTGATACTGCTGATGAGGTTGCTGGCGCTGAGCCTAACCTTGTCATGGGTCATCACAGCATTCGGCGTGAGTACATCAACTTGCTGACCAGTGACGTTCGTTACGCCCCTGAGCAGCTAAAAGGTGGATTCCAGAAGTTGACTTATGCGGGTGGCACAACGCCTATGCCGCTTGAGTTTGACCGTCATGCGCCCTACAACAAGCTCTTCTTCCTCAACACAAACGACATCAAGTTGTACGTGATGAAGGATTGGGCTTTTGCAGACCGTGATGGCAGCACATTTAGCCGAATGGCTAACTCTGATAGCTGGGAAGCTTTCATGTGTTGGTATGGCAACATGGGTCTTGAGCGTCGTTTCTCGCAAACGGTTCTCACTGACATCAGTGTTGATAACTTGATCTTCTAGGGTCGTGCCTAGTATCACCTGGGGGGCACATGCCCCCTGGGTGCTTTTCTTACTTAGTATCCCCGCAACGGGGGGTAAACTGTGGAGTGGTAAATCATGATTCGCGATAAGAATATTGAATATAAGTACAAAGTTGATACGGTTGAGGCGCAGAACTTTTCGTCTATGTTTAACTTCGATGCCGGCAACAACACAATCGAGCTTGCCAACGACAACGACATCTTTTTTGAGCAGATTGACACAACCGGCCTTACTGGCCTGAAGATGACAACAACGACGGCGCAACTTGCAAGAACCTTGTTGTACTCACCAACGCATATTGATTGGGCAAACGATGTGTTCTTTCGGGTGATATGGTCCTCCGATTCTACTGAGGTTGCGGATACAATTACTTGGCAGATCAAGCTGCTGAAAATAGACGAAGGCTCCCCTCCGGCTGTAGGAACGCAGGCGCTTGACACTGTAATCGCAGCGGACACCAATAAGGGCGCGGCGAGAGTCCACTATACGTCATGGGGTAAGCTTAACGGTGGCACAATTGCACCTGACCTTAATGACTTTGTCACCGTTGATGTCGAGCTAACAGCCTTTGCGGGTGGCATGACGGAAGATAAGTTCTGCTTGGGTTATCAGGTGGCGTACTTGCCGAAGTTGACCCCCAGCCCGCAGGTAAACAACCAAGTAGATCCAACGGACGCATAATGATACTAAGCGAACTTCAGTGGCGTGACATCAAACGTGTCAAGTGGAACAAGGGCGAGAGCCGTCGTATTCAGGAGGCAACCCATGATGATAAGATCACCGTGGGGTGGTGTGGCAAGGAAAAGCGCTGGATGATCGCCCGTATTGTTGATGCGACCGTCGAGGTGAAGTTCGGAGTGCAAATCATTCCGACAAGGGAAAGAGTTCCCTACACCTGGAAGGTCTGGGAGGATGATGACGGGGTCGCTCTGAACATCAGGGACCCCCGTCTGATTCCATACATTCGTCGATGTGACCTCTGGCGGGAGGGTGTGGATAAGTACATGAAACAGTACGACCACGCTGACTGGTTAGAGGAGGGCAAGGAGCGAAGCGAGCAGGACGATGAGGACTACACCGCTAAGCACTTGATTTACCCACGAATAAAGAAGGCTGCGGATGCGTTGTGCGGCTACAATTACAATAAGAGTCATTCACAGCGTTTCTTCTTTGGGAGTTAGACTATGGCGTGGAGCGGACAGGTTACAACCCTGGAGGATGCGCGAGGGTTTGCGAAGGTGTTGCTTGATGAAACAGGCGACCTCTTCTGGTCCCAGGCAGAGCAGAATGCTTTGCTCAATGAGGCGAATCGCGTTGTATTCCGGGAGCTTGTGTCTACAAACCCTGAGTACTTCATTGAAAGCTCAAGTGGCCCATTCACTTTCACCAAGGATGCTCAGTACGTTGAGCTTAATACTGCCAGCATCTTAGGTGCCGGCGTTCTACCTTATAAGATCATCGGCATCGAAGAAACTGAGAGCGCTGCGGTGCCCTCAAGGACGAACCCGGCAGTCAAGTGGCGTACCATGCGCTTTGTAGATCGAAACATGGTTGAACGCACTGCAAGCGGCAGCTACGACTCCATGGGAAGGCACTATGTCTTGGTCAGGAACCGGCTGTACGCATCACCGATGCCAGACCAAGATGTAAACATGCACATCTACTGGATAAACCACCTACCTGACCTCACTGCTGACGGTCACATGCTTTTGGCCACAACCTTATCCACAACCCTAACCAATGGCGCTGCACAGGAGTTCGGTGACTTAGTCGGCGTGTACCTGGCTAAGCTTATGAACTCAAAGCAGCAAGGGCAGAACATGACGATTGAGGGGTTATGGCAAGAGGGTCTTGCTCGCATGAATAACAACGCTCACATGAGAAATGTTGATGAGCCTATGAGTGTGAGGGTTACCCGTGCCCCGTGGGAGTAAAAAACATGCAGTATTCTCAGGCCCTTGGGTCGGGATGGAGGAGCGGGAGACCTACCAAACGGATGGCCATTGCCAGCTAGCCCTCAACGTTGACTTCAGTCGCGGGTATATTGAGCCTCGCCAAGGCTTCAAGCGGGTCATACAAGAGGCCCCTGCAAAGGCCAGGCTGTATGTGCATCGGGAGGAGGGTAAGCCTTCATACCTGCTCTCCATTGGCCCAAGGTCGTCCGTTGATGGGAGTATTATGTTCAGGTCCCATAAGATACATGGCGCTGCGACCTCATTCACGTCCAGCGACGCTCAGGACCTTACAAACGACATGGGTGAGC